CAGCTCCCGCTGGGCCTGCGAGGCGTCGCTGATGACCTTGACGACGAGAGTGCTTGACTTGCTTGCCATGTCAGGAACTCCTCTCCTCGTCGGACTTGGTCAGTACGTCGAAATAGGTGGCCAGGATCTCGTCCGGTAGCTCGACCAGCTCGGCGAACGGGCGGTGAGTCCGGATCGCCAGGGTGACCAGCGCCCGGATCCACGTTCCTACTGGGTAGGCCCCACCTCGTCATCCGGGACGGTGACGCTGATCTCGAGCGCATCGTTGCAGAAGGCCTCGTAGCCGAGCTCGGTCTGCCCCGTCCGGCGGACCGCGGCCCACCCCAGGAACGTCTCCCACGTGGTGGGGTTCTCCGAGATGTTCAGCGACCACTTGTTCTTTCGGGCGGTCTTCTCGAAGAGGGTGGTGTCGGCGACGGTGGTCTTCGCCGTCAACACCGTCCCGTCAGACATCTCGGCCCGTACGTCCAGTCGCTTCATCAGGCTCCCTCTACCTGCGCGAGCGCCTTCTCGACGCCCTCCCAATAAATGTCCAGCACCTCATCGGCCTTGGCGTCGACCGCCCCGTAGAGGTAGTGCGACGCGGTGATCTTGGCCGAGCCGAACTCGGCGAACCGCGCGTATCGGATGCCGCCACCGCCGGCCCGGACGGTGACCCCGCCGGTGATCTTCGCCGGGCGGATCGAGCTGGCCAGCCGGCCGGTCCGCTTCTGCACGCGGATCCGGCCTTCGTCGCCGACCACTCGGCCGGCCCGCTGGTTGGACTCCTTGAGGTCCGTCATATCGAGGCCGGCCCGCTTCAGCGTCGCCGCCAGGCGGCGGGCGCCTAGCACCTCGATCCGGCCGGCCATCAGTCACCCCCGGATCACGGGGCGTCGCCCGACGCCCAGGCCGAGCCCGACCAGTGCACGTGCTGGGTGTCGCCGGTCACCGCGTACTGCCCGGTCGTCCAGGCCGAGGCCGGGCTGGCGACCACTCCGGTGCAGGCCGCCAGGTTGGCCGGCGCCTGGGCACCGCTCGGCGTCCAGCTGCCGGGCGTGCCGGCGGTGGCCCCGGTCGCCGCCACCCCGTCACCGAAGTCGTAGATCGGCTCGCCGACCAGTGCGAAGGTGAAATCGGAATTCTGCGGCTCGCCGTAACTCTCGGCGTTGCCGTACTCCAGCGGGTCGATCACGATGACGCCGGACGCCTCGACGCCGGCCTCGGTGTTGGAGGAGTAGACGAACGGCTGCTCGGTGCCCTTGGCCGTCTGGGTGAGGGCGAAGAAGCCGTCCGAGCCCTCTTCGTCGTCGAGGTCGACGTTCCCGGACAGCTCGTAGGTGTATTCCACCTTTCCGGCCTTCTGCGTCCCGCAGAGCATCGTGCGGGGGTCGGTCTGATTCTTGCTCGGAGTGATCTTGCACGTGTTCACCAGGCAGGAGGCATCGAACTCGGTGCCGGTCTCGCCGACCTTGAGCACCCCCGGGCCGAACTTGGACATTGTCGTTCCTTTCCTTAGCGCGTCAGAAGGATCTCGGCGAACGGGATCTCGTAGGCCAGGACGACCGCCGAGTTGTCCGCCAGGGCGACCTCTACCGGGGTCGCAGACTCGGCCCGGAAACCGAGCGCCCGCTGCACCCGGTCCAGTAGTTCGGAGAGAGCGTCGATCGCCAGCCGGCGCTCGGTGTTGGGCACGATCAGCACCAGCCGGTAGTCGGCCCGAAAGTTGGACTCCTTGAAGCGGAAGGCCAGCGTCGGCAGCGGCACAAACACCGTCGGTGGGTCGATGTCCCGCATCGACAGGCACCAGCGGATCTCGGCCTGGTCGAGGGCGTCGAGCAGCGGGTAGATCGCATCGACCAGGACGGGCGCCTGGTCCGTTTCGATAGCCATTACGCTGCAGCCGATCTCGGAGAGGAACTACCGCCGACCGATCTGCCGTGCCACCGCTGCCGCGCCCCGTGCGAGCTCACCATAGTCCCGGCCACCTGACCTAGGCCAGCCCGTAGCTGACCTTGTAGATCCGGATGTTCGGCAGGTTGGAGGCGATCCAGTCCGGGGTGATCCGGTAGGCCACCCCGTCCGGGTCCGCGGTGCCGAGCACACCGAAGGACAGCTCCCGCCGCCGATACATCTCGGTCAGCACGGCAATCATCGAGTCTCGCACCGGATCCGGCACCGTAGTGGCGCCGGCGTCCGGGACGGATGACCAGCCGAGGTAGTTCCGGCAGACGTCGATGGCCGAGCCGACCAGCCGCTCGAGGGTGGCGATACCGGGGTCCGACAACTTCATCACGAGTTGCTTGCGCGCCTCGTCGACGATGAACGCCGGATCGCCGTCCCACGGGGGCACCAGCGGTGGGAACGGTGCGGTCATCCCGCCGGCCCCGCCGCTGCCGCCTCCTCGTCGAGGAGTGTCTTAAGCCAGGTCAGCAGCGACGTCCGCGCCTTGCCGGACTTCTCGGCCGAGTAGACCTCGGCCAGCAGGTCCGGGTTGGCCTCGACGAACGCCTTCACCGCTTCGACCGTCATCGCCGAGACGTCCAGCGGTGCCGCACCGCCGACCCATCCGGTGCCGGACCACGTCGCTCGACCGGCGGCGCCGGCGGTGCCGGTCTGGACGAATTGCCCGGTCGTCCAGGCCGTGGCCGGGCTGGCGACGATGCCCCAGGTGGTCATCGCCGCCAGGTCCGGCGGGATCTGCGACCCCGCCGGGGTGAAGGTGCCCGGGATACCCGCTATCGCCCCGGTCGCCCGGGGTACGGGCGGCGCGAAGAGCGAAGGCGGATAGCTCGCGTCGTAGTAGCCGGCGCGGGTCATTACGGGGCGATCCGAACAATCCCACCCATCACCGCGGGCGGAACGTTGCCGGGACCGGCCTCGGTGGTCGGCGGCTGGTAGAAGCCGATCGAAGCCGCCACGGCGATCTGCCGGCCGAGCAGGGACGGCTCGATCGCCTGCAGCACCGGGTAGCGGTGCAGGTAGACCTCGAGGCCGAAGCTGTTGCCCATGAAAATGTCGCCGTCGGTGATGCCGAGGGACACCGCCAGCGGGATCCCGTTGACGTTGAGCGTCATGCTCGAGGGTCCGCCGGTGGTGCCGAGGGCGTTGACCGCGGCGCCCATCGCAGGGAACAGCGGTCGGCCGGCGGCATCAGACAGCCCGGACAGCCGCGACCACCCTTCTATGCCGGCCACCGCCCACGTCGGCGGGCGCTTCGTCGCCGAGTAGACCAGGCCGGCGGCCTCCTGCCACGCGGCCAGCACCGCGGCAGCGTCACCATCGGCGGCCAGCGTGACCTTGACGGTGGACTTGTCGAGCTCGCCACCGACCCCGTCCTCGAGGGCGTAGACCGTCCGCGCGGTCAGCTGCGAGATCACCGTGTCCAGCGATCCGGCGATGAAGGACTCGGCCTGCAGCGAGAGGTTGAGGTAGTTGCCGTAGGTGTCCAGACTCACGGTGTCTGCCGTCAGATCGAACGCCTTGGACGCGAGCTCGGCCTTCTCCTGGGCCTGCTTGGCCGCCGCGGTGGTGAAGTTCGGATCGAGCAGCCGCGGGCGCTGAAAACTCATCGCGTTGGGTGAGTCCTGGGTGCCGATCAGGCCGAGCAGCGGCGACTCGGTCGGCGTCAGATTGATGACCGGGCCGACCATTGGCTTCACCAGCAGGCCGCCGAAGCCGCCGGCGGTGGGCACCGTCAGCGACGCATCCGTCCCCATGTGCTCGGCCGCGCGCTCGTGAAACTGCCGCCACGCGGTCACCCGGGCCTCGGCCGCCGGCGACGACCGCACCAGCAGGAAATCGGCGAGCACCTGACCGGCGTTCATGCCTTCCCAGGGGTTGGCGCCCCGCTTGACCACCGGCGCCCCGGAGATCCGCGCGATGCGGTCGGCGACCTCGGTGTTGAGGGTGAAGTCCTGGGTGGTGATCGCCAGCTGCGAGTCGAGGGCGGCGATCCGCTCGCGGTAGGACTGCAGCGCGGCGGTGTCGGATTCATTGAGGTCGCGCGACTGCTCCTCGGCGTTGCGCTTGACCACGGCTGCCCGGGCGGCCAGGTCCTCACGCTCGGACAGCAGCTTCTCGGAAAGTACGTCCAGAGCCACGTCGGCCCCTTTCCTGCGGTGTGGAGTCACGGCAGGTGGTGTCCGTCATGCGCGGGGGTGGCCCGATGGGGTGGTGTCCGCGGTCCGGGGGTGACCTTCGCTGCTGGAGGTTACGCGCGGTGGCGCAGGTGTGCCCAGGGGTCGGCCTCGGCGAGCTCCGCCGGCGTGGGGTCGGGTGGCGTGCCGTCCGACCGGACGCTGGTCAGCGTGGCGGCGTCATAGGCCCCCTGCACCACACACCCGATATGCGCCAGGTGCACCGCCTTGCGGGTGACCAGCGTCCCGGGCTGCTCGAGGCCGGCCCGCGGCACGATGCTGGCGAAGGCGACCGACAGCGCCCCGTGCGACGAGGTAAGGGCGTCGATCGCCTGCTCGGCGCGGCTCGGATCGAGCTTGGCCCGCATCCGCAGGCCGACCGCCGGATCCTCGACCAGCGCCACCACGTGGCCGAGCCGGTCGCCGAAGGTCTCGGAATGCCCATAGGTCAGCACCACCCGGCTCGGCGCCCGCAGCGCCCGGGCGAAGGCCCCCGGGGCGAACTGCTCCCGGTAGCGGATCGGCTCGGCGCCGCGGATCTCGATGATGTCCGCGGGGGTGTTGAAGGGCACCGCCAGGCCCTCGGCGTAGTGGTGTCCGTCCTCGGCCTGCCGGATCCGCAGGTCGCCGGCGGTGAATTCGCGGTGATGAAGGGCGGCGATCATGACGGTGCCTCCTGCAGTGCGATCCGTTCGGCTCGGCGGATCTCGTCGATGGTCATGGCCCGCTGCCCGGTCTGCGGGTCGAAAATGTTGAACAGCACGTTGTAGGTGTCGGCCCGCTCGGACGCCGGCGGTTGGATGTACCGCTCGGCGTCGAATTCGACCTCGGTGCCCCACGGCAGCGCCCAGCCGGAGATGGCGCCGGCGATCTGAGCGATCTTGGTCCGCAGGAAACCGTAGTGCTCGACGTAGATCAGCGTGGCATTCGTGTAGGTCAAGCTGCCGGAGTGCGTCGGCAGCGCCAGCATGTAGGGCGGAACACCAAGTAGGACAGCGATTCTCGCCTCGGCGGCCTGCTGCAGCTCGGCGAGCTGCATGTCCTTGGGCTGTATCTGGGTGACCTGCAGATCGGTCTCGAGGTCGAGCACCGCCGGCGCGCCCATCCGACTCCGAGCCGCGGTCACCCACTGGTTCTGCAGATCCGCGGCCTGCTCCTTGGACAGCCGGTACTTGGACTTGAGCACACCCCAGGGCACTCCGCCGCCGAGGGCTAAATCTGCGCCATACCGCAGCAGCGCGCGGACCGCGACCGACCGCTCGCCGGCGGCCTCGAGCGGACCGTGCCCGCGCGGATCATCGTCGACCGTCAGGTAGCGGATGTGCAGCACGTCGTCGGTGATGTCCTCGCCGTTGACGGTGTAGCGGCGGATGCCGTCGGTGTAGTCGATCTGCACCAGCCACGGGTTGACGGCGAAGAAGGTTCGCGGGTAACCGGTGTCGGTGTAGCGGCTGGTGCAGACGATGATGACCTCGCCGGCGACCTGAACCCCCCACCACACCCGGGCGGCGAATTCGTGCCAGGAGGCGTAGAGCTCCGGCTGCGGGTTGCGCAACCACGTCGGCTGATTCGGCGCCAGGTTGAGGCCCTTGACCGCCGAGGGCGGCATGCTGGCGAACGCCGAGGCGTTGCGGTCGACCGCGGCGAAGACCACGTCCAGCATGCCGACCAG